AGCGTCGCCCCAAGATTGTCCCTGTACTTTTGCTCCTAATCCTGCTCCTATACCAGCACCTACTGGACCAGCTATTGCACCACCAATAGCAAATCCTATAACAGGTAGAGCAGCTTTTACAACTTTACCTATGCCTTTAAATATCTTTTTAAGAAAAAACTCTGGTTGTCCAGTTACAGGGTTTATACTGTTTAATTCATTACCAACTATGTAACGCTCTGGCTCTATGCCCATTTCTGCCATTTGTTGCCATAACATATTTTTCAATCGAGGGTTTTTGTTGAAAACCTCCATTGGGACAACAGTTTCGCCCTCTGCGGCATGAACTATATAAGTGTCTCCGTTGCGTCCAAAATCAGCAAGTATTTCTGCTTGCTTTGGCATAGAACCAATTCCTGTAAGAGGAATCATTGGTTGTTCGACAACTTCGTATGGTAAACTGGCTATTCCCTGCATAGATTTCTCACTTTGTTGTGTTCCATGAAAAGCAGGGTTGCGATCCGCTGTTTGTCGCTTTTGCCACTATATGCTTGAACAATCTTTCTCGCAACTCTATTTTTCATACTAACGTCTTCCGTCTGGTCTTAATTCAACTCTTGGCGTACCTAAACGCCATTGGTTTTCTGTATCTGAATTTGATACTTTTAATGCGAAACTTCTACCTCTTAACCTTAAATCTACATCACTTGTAAACTGCTCTACAACGCTACTTGTTTCTTTTGCACTTTGCGTAACTGCATTTGCATCACTTTGTAAGTATGCTCCTCCAGGGAAATTGCGTGTTTTTAGTGTAAATGTAACCGAAGGATCATTACTGGTCGAACCATCAAAAGTAATATCGGGTATTAAACGAGATAAAAATACGTATTGATGCCCATCACCAATAGCTAGTTGGCTACTTTCAATATGAGCTTCTATAGCAGAACTAGGAGTTGTTGAACCGTCGTCTAAACCATATTCATGATAATATAAGTAACTGTCTCTATCTGTAGCTGTTGGGAAATTATCAATACCTCTATCCAACCAAGCTGTTCTTACCATAGAGCCATAATACCAACTTTGCTCTAAATAATTATAGACAACATATTTATCTATATCTTCGCTATCAGCAGAACAATAAAACCACCAAATTTCGTTGTAAGAAGAATTTAACCCTGCAAATACTTTTTGAGCTTGACTTAGGTTAAAATCATTAAAAACATAACTTTTTACACTACAAGGAAGTTTTTGTACTTTACCGTCGAACACATAAAAATCTTCAACTCCCATCCAAAATACAAAGTCATCAACAGATTTTGTTGCATTTGGTCCCATGATTGTTGTGTTTTCACTAATTTGTTCGACACCAAAAGTAAAAGGTTGACCGATAAACTTCATTGCGTGAAGGCTGACATCAGTGAAAACAAGGATAAATTGTTTGGTTTCTACCGCACAAATAATTTCACTGCCTGAACCTAGTTTTAAACTTCCTGCTGTGTTTGTGCTGGACGTTGTCCATGTTGTTAGATTTTCTTGATCACTAAACCTTATAAGCAAAGGATCTTGTGTACCTATTGCATCTTCGGGGTCACAGCCAAATGCTATCACGTGTCTATCTCTATCGCTGACCATAATTTGTTTAGCTACTGTCGGTGTTTTAGCGTCAGAACTTTCGGTTGACAATGCAACTGCTCTTACAAAACTAGAAGAACTATCACTTCTATCCCAATAAAAAATACCACCGTCACGTACATTCATTAACAAGTCTTCACCAAAATTATCATGCGACCATAATCGAAGGGTAGAACCAGCCGCTATTAAACTAGAAGCACTACCCCATGTACCTCTACCCCAAGTTCCTGCTCCCCAACCTGTCCCTGCTACGGCTGTATCTAACCCAACATTGATTTGATATTTACCAACAGTTGAACCACCACCACTGCCAGTATCACTAGAATTAGCTGTTGCTGTAGCCGTAAATTTATAACTGTTAGCATTGACTATATCTGTAATTTCATACTCTCGATTTAAAACGGAAGCTGTAATTGTTCCACCTAAAGTTGCTGCTCCACTAAATGTAACAAAATCACCTTGAATTGCTCCGTGGTCAGTGTCTGATGCTGTAATAACAGCAGATCCATTAGTAGCAGCAAAAGTTACATCACCTGCACTTGTCGTTAATCTAAGAGGAGTAACGTCATTAAACGCACCTCCTTCTTCAATATAATATTTTAAATTAGTGCCAATACCTGAAAACAAAGTACCATCTAACGCAACAAAATGGTGCATAGCACGACATATTCCTAAAAAAGTATTGCTGGTTTTCTTTGTCCAGCCACCTATTTTTTCGGGTACACCTGATCTAAATCTTATTTTATCGCAATCAAACCAACCACCTTCGTTTGTATAAGATGTAGTTTCCCTGTTAATTCCAGGTTTGAACTGTAATTTAGTCAATGGCATAATAAGCTACCTCAGTAGTTTGAACAAAAACAAAACCAAAAACTCCAATAATTAAAGCAACAGCACTCGTAATCAAAAAAGCAACTCCTATATCTTTCCACATCTGTCTACGTTTTTCTTCTTGAATGTACTGCTCTTTAAGCCTAGCTCTTTCTTTAGCAATAAAAGATTGAAGCTGCTCCCAATCACCTTTCTTACCGTACAGTTGAAATGTTTCTCTAAGCTGATCTCGCATTTGATCCTGTTGTTTTTTGTGCATAAACTCATCAATAGCAGAGTTTTCTACTCCAGATAACTTACTAAAGAACGATGATTTTTTAGCTTCAGCTTTAGCTTGAAGGGCTGCTTCTCCTTTTGCATATTTAGAAATTGCTGTGCCAAGTTGCGATAAATCTTTTCCAACCTTTACAGCAGACATTAATGCCCCGTGAGCAGATTTTATCGCAGCTAATGCAACACCAATTTCAATCATTAAACTAGTCCTCTACCCAGCTTGTTGTATCATCGTTCCAAGAATATGTTTTAGTCATAGAAGCATCACTTGGTTTAGTTACAGGAGCTTCCCACTCTAAAGTTGAGCTATCTAAAACCCAAGAGTTATAAGGCTTGGGTCTAATAAAAGCATTTCGTGTAGCATCATAAGTATATCCTACCCCTGCAAACCGTGTGCGGATTTTATTGTTGTAACTTGTTTGTTTCCAAGTGCCTCCACCAAAAAGGTTTTGGCAAAATGCAACACCGAGACTTTCAACTTCATCTCCGTCACTATTTGCCGTATCAGAGTCTGAAATAGACACAACTCTTAGCACAATATTATCTGAGTTTATTTCTGCGAAGTATGCCACTTCAACCTCCTAATATGTCCACGATACATAACTGTATCTTGTGCCACTTGTTACGGGTGTTACTTTATGGGGATACATAAAATTACTTGGAAAAATCATTATAGATCCTTGAGGTAATTTTATTTTTTCTGTTTCCCACATTATAAAATCTCCACCTTCATAATTATCATTTAACGCTCCAACTATAGATAACACAGGTATTCCTTTTCTTGTACCATCAAAAACAGTATGTATGTGGTCACAATGTTCTTTCATTTTTGTGCCAATCACATACTTGTTGAACCTTACGTCTGTGTATCCATTCCAACCGCTAAACCAACTTCCAAAACTTTTAAAATCTTTTAGCACATATTGATTTATAGCTTCCCATATTTGTTTATTTAATTTTAAAGAGGCTTTATTTTTATGGTTAAAAGAAACAGCTAGATCATCCTCAAAAGAAACATATTCATTTTTATCTGGTATATAGAACGAGTGTGTTTCCCAATCATTACTTTGTAATTCTGTTATAACTTCTTTACAAAATTGTTTGTCAAAGAAATTTTTATAAACTTTTACATAATCTTTAATGTTGTCATTAATCAAAGCAATAATCCTGTAAGTTTATTTGAATCCCCAATAATTCCTTTAGGAAAAGTGTTACAAGAAATACTTACTCTTTGTTCTGTATCTGTTGGAGGAACCATGTGTGTTAAAGAAGAAGGAAATATAGCAAGTTGATTTGATTTAACCGTGAAAAACCAACTATCAGAATTATGCACATTAAAATCCCGTGACTCTAATTTAATTTGACTATAACCTTCTTTAAAAAACATAATTTGATCCA